CCATCTGGAACGCCAAGATGTTCCGACCGGACGGGATCATTCCCGGCACGGAGATGTGGGACACGATCGTCAACAGCCCCTCGATCTCCAGCGTGGCCTACCCGTGGGGCGGACTGAACGCCATGACCCTCGGTCTCCGGCAGCGCGAACTGGTCACGCTTTGCTCGGGCTCAGGCATCGGCAAGTCCAGCGTCTGCCGCGAACTGGCCCATTGGCTGATCGGTCAGGGACAGACGATCGGTTACATCGCCCTTGAGGAATCGACGCGGCGGACCGCGCTCGGCCTCATGGGCATCGCAATGAATCGGCCCCTGCACATCGAGATGGCAACGGCCGGTGGAAAGGGGCCTGATGAATCAGAACTCAAGCAGGCATACGATCAGACGGTTGGAAGCGGTCGGGTTTACCTTTACGATCATTTCGGTTCTCTTGATTCACAGAACCTTCTCAGCCGCATTCGCTACATGGTCCGCGGCTTGGGCTGCGGTTGGATCTTCCTTGACCACCTTTCGATCGTGGTTAGCGGATTGGGTGAGGGGGACGAGCGTAGGCTGATCGACAACACGATGACCGCCATGCGGTCGCTCGTGGAGGAACTGGGGTGCGGCATGGTGCTGGTCTCGCACCTGAAGCGTCCTGACGGCAAGGGCCACGAGGAGGGCGCGCAGACCAGCCTTGCCCAACTCCGAGGCTCGGCTGCCATCGGCCAACTGTCCGATCTCGTGATCGGTCTGGAGCGGAACCAGCAGGATCCGAAGAACAAGGACCTGACCTGTGTCCGTATCCTGAAGAACCGCTTCACCGGGGAGACCGGGCTGGCGACCGCATTGCAGTACGACCGTACTACCGGTAGACTGACGGAGTCGGCCCTGCCCGATCCCGCGTCCATGTTCGACGCGGACAGCGACTTCTAAAGGAGACACCATGCGAATGAACAGCAAGCCGATCGCAGAGAAGAAGGCAATCCTCATAAAGCACCTGCGAAAGCAGGGCTTTACCGTTGCGCAGACTCAGCATGGATTCACGGCCGTTGACGAGGACGGCGTGGTGTTCACCGTATCACCGATCAGGACCCATGTCTGCATCGTGCATCCCAAGACCGGCAAGTACTACGAACTCCGCGCTCGTGGTATGCCCGATCCCAAGTTGTTCGATTTTTTCACGGATCACATGATTCAGTACGCGCAAGACACTTGACTGCGCTTTGCCAATCTGCTACAACACCACCCATGCAGACCTTTCTACCTTCGCCGTCATTTGAGATGTCCGCCCTCGCACTCGACAAGGCTCGCCTCGGCAAGCAGCGCGTAGAGGCCTACCAGATCCTGCGTGCCCTTGAGGGCAAGTCTAAGGGCTGGACCAACCATCCCGCCACCAAGATGTGGCGTGGCTACGAGCGTGCTTTGCGCCAGTATCTTCGCATCATGATCTTTGAGTGGATGGCCCGGGGCTACAAGAACACGATGGAGATTCCGGATTACGATCCCGATGCTCCGATGCCGCCGTGGCTCGGCGATCGCAAGTTGCACGCTAGTCACCGTGCCAATCTCCGACGCAAGGACCCGGTGTACTACGCGTATTCCGACGATCCTTCAATGCCGTACTACTGGCCCTCGGAACAGGAGAAGTACAATGAAGTCGCGGCTTGAGATGGAGGACGCATACGGTCATGTCTGCGATTGCACGCGGAATGACCCCATCGACAAACTGTGCCACTCCTGCCGGATCAGGCGGGAAGATCAGACAGCAGAGCAGGAAGAACAGGAGCGACAGATGAACTTGGAAGAACAGATCGAACGGCTTGAGAGAGAAGTCCTTGCCCGTGATGCCGAGATCGCCGATCTTAAGAGCAAGGCAGTCAGCGCGCAAATTGAGGCAGCCACTCTCCGTGCATATGCGGACAGGCTGGATTGCCACCTTCGGGATGCCAAGGCCAACATCGTCCTCCTGATGTCTAAGATTCAGGAGTTTGAGGCTCGGGAATACTGATCGCATCGGAGACACCCACCCATGTCTACGGTCTACTTCGACATCGAATGCAACGGCTTCATCGAGAAAGTCACGCGATGCGTCTGCATCGGATACCGGATCGATAACGGCGAGACCAAGATCGCCTTCACGCCTGAGCAGATCTCAACGGCACTCGATGCGATCGCGAACGCCGGTGTTGTGATCGGCCACAACATCGTCGCGTTCGATCTTCCCGTCCTTCGGAAGTTGTATCCGAACTGGAAGGGTCCCCGTGCCGTGATCGATACATTGGTCATGGCTCGGCTGGTCCATCCCGACATCCGGGACGACGACTTTCAGACCGAGGGCTTCCCTTCGGAACTGACGGGAAGCCATAGCCTCAAGGCGTGGGGTGTTCGCCTCGGTACCCCCAAGGGTGTCGAACTGGAGGATGTCGTTGACTTCGCCTCGCTGGAGTACACCGACGAACTCGGGGACTACTGCAAGCAGGATGTCAACATCACGGCCAGTCTGTACGAGAGGCTGAGGGCCAAGGGCTTTGCGGATACGGCGATCAATCTTGAACACAAGTTCGCAGAGGCGATCACTAGTCAGATGCGCAACGGCTTCGCGTTCGACACGGCCGCCGCCGGTTCGCTCTACGCTAGTCTCGCTGCCGAGCGAGATTCGCTGGTCCGTGAACTTCAGGACACGGTCCCACCCACCGAGCAGAAACTGAAGACCAAGACGAAGTTGATCCCGTTCAATCCCGCCAGCCGCAAGCAGATCGCTTCCGTATTGAAGACCATGTACGGATGGGTCCCCGAGGAGTTCACCCCGAGCGGTGAGGCCAAGGTGGACGAAGCGGTGTTGGGATCGCTCGACTACCCGATCGCCAAGAAACTGTCCCACTACCTGTTGGTGCAGAAGCGAATCGGGATGCTGGCCGAGGGCGACGAGGCTTGGCTCAAGGTCGAGAAGAAGGGACGCATCTACGGGTTCGTCAACCACAACGGGGCGGTCACCGGACGCTGCACGCACCGCGGTCCGAACATGGCCCAAGTTCCGTCCTGCGGTTCTCCCTACGGCAAGGAGTGCCGCTCCCTGTTCGTGGCCTCCCCGGACATGGTGCTTGTCGGGGTCGATGCCGCCGGGCTGGAACTGCGCTGCCTCGCGCACTACATGGCCCGGTGGGATGACGGGGCCTTCGCCAAGGAACTGCTTGAGGGCGACATCCACACGGCCAACCAAAAGGCCGCGGGGCTGGAGACACGCAATCAGGCCAAGTCGTTCATCTATGCCTTTCTGTACGGTGCTGGTCCGGCCAAGTTGGGCAAGGTTGTCGGCGGCGGGTACGCCGAAGGTAAGGAACTTCAGCAGAGATTTCTTACGAAGGTTCCCGCCCTCAAGGCCCTGAAGGGGGCCATCGAGCAGTCCGCCAAGAGAGGGTATCTGATCGGGATCGATGGCCGCAGGCTTCGTATCCGGTCTGAACACGCTGCCCTCAACACGCTCCTGCAAAGTGCCGGAGCAATCGCCATGAAGAAGGCCACCGTGCTGATGCACGATGTGGCTCTCGCATACCGAGCGCGTCAGGTCGCTCACATCCACGACGAGATCCAATGGGAAGTTCCGCAACTGGTGTCAGAAACTTGGGCCGACTACTGCAAGAAGTGCATCACCGATGCCGGAGAGTCGCTCGGCTTCCGATGCAGACTGGACGGGGACGCAAAGATCGGTCGCAACTGGGCGGAAACCCATTGAACAAAACGGTCCTCGCCTACACGGCCGGGCTGTTCGACGGCGAGGGCTGCATCCGGTACCGTGGCACGGAGGTCGTCCACATCACGAGTTGCTACCCGCACCATCTGCGGAAGATCAGCGAATACTTCAATGTGGGACGGGTGCGCTGCATCCGTGACTCACGCCCAAACACGAGGACGGCATGGAGGCTGGAGATGTCGGGCAAGGATGCCCGCTCGTTTATTGAGCAGATCCGTCCTTATCTGCTGGAAAAGGCTTACCAAGCCGATATTATGCTTACGATCCGAAAGTTGCCCCATAATTCGCTTACGAGGGCGAGGGCAATCGAGGAACTGTCCACCGCAAAGAGGATCGAATATGGACCATCGTGACCATCCCGAAGACATGACCACGGACGAGATGATGAAGATCCTGTCCAAGCGTTTCGATTCGCTCGTGTTCATCGGCTGCCAGACCAAGAATCGTAGTTCCCAAGACCTGACCTTCTGCACGGTCGGTCCGTTCCATGCCTGCATCGGCCTCGCGGAGACCGCGAAGATGCTCATCCACTCGGGAGGCGTAGAAGACTAATGGCACGCAAGAAGAGAGAGCCCAAGAAAGTCGCGCTAATCGATGCCGATATCCTCCTGTATCAGGCGGCCTGCGCCGTCGAGAAGGAGATCGATTGGGGCAATGATATGTGGACCCTGCACTCGGACGCCCGCGAGGGCAAGATGATGATGGACATCTCCATCGCTGAGATCAAGGAAGCCACGCAGACCAAGGAGTTCATCCTCTGCTTCAGCAGCCCCAATAACTGGCGGTTCCGGGTACTGGCCGACTACAAGGCCAACCGCATCTCAACCCGGAAGCCGATCTGCTATCACGCGCTGAAGAAGTACGCGGAGGATACCTACGATACCCGCTCCTACGGGACGCTTGAGGCGGACGATGTGATCGGACTGATCGCGACCGCTCCCGGAGACGAGACCGATTACATCATGGTCTCGCAGGACAAGGACTTCAAGTCCATCCCCGGCAAGCACTACAACCCGCGCACTCAGGAGTTCTTCACGATCGATCGTCAGTCCGCCGATCGGTTCCACCTGTACCAGACCCTTGTGGGCGACCAGACCGACAACTACAAGGGATGCCCGGGTGTCGGTCCCGTCAAGGCAGAGAATGTCCTGACGACTTGCGCGAACTGGCCCGGCGTGGTAGGATGCTTTGAGAAGG